ATTGCGAGACTTAAAAATTGTGGTGAATTAATGCAGAGAGGAATCAGTTTCCACCCACGTAGCCCATACTTTAAAATATGTGCAGACGTTGTAGTAAACAATGTCAATACCGTCAAGCAACATCGTCACTCTATCCCTTCGGTTTCAGTGCCGAACGTAAGATCTTTATCGCCCGGTTCCGGTCGCGTTGCTCCGCCTTCCTCTCAGTCGCAGACAGTACCGGGGGTTTCTTACCCCGTAAGGTCGCAATCTTCTTCACCACTTTCTTCGTCACAGGTTTCACCACTTTTAACAAAAGATCAGCAAGAGGTTTTGCAAGCAGTGCCGAGGTCGTTGCCACCACAGCGATAGATGCAGTAACAGTGACAGCACCTGGCGATGGTAAGTTAGCAATAATTTGATCTGGTATATTTAAATTTTCAAATACAGGGAGACATTCTTTACCTACTGTCTCATACTTGACTATCTTTTTATTATTTTCTAATACTTTTCCGACAGGATTCTTTAACTGTTGTTCTCTTGTAGGACACTCTGATATTGCATCATCAGTTTTAGGAGCTGGTGGTGCTTTGGTGTCTGTTTTAGTATCTTTTTTTGCCTCAGGAGATTTGATAGGTGGAGGTGGAGGAGACTCTGTTGTTATATCTAATTTATTTGGATCATAATCAATGGGATAAAAACTAGGTGTTCCAGCATCACAGAATGTCTGAACACCATCCTTATCTTCTTCTTTGAGCGTTTGATTCTCACCACTATCTCTATGAGACTCAACGCAGCCTGGTATATTAACAATAGGAACACCCACCTGTGAAGTCACGGGTGGGTAAACTGGTAGTGCCTGTGGAGGATTAACCATCCAATCAGGCATTACATTAATATTTAAATCACGAATATCACTAATACGAATACCCGTATCCGGAATAAAAATTTCAGGGATATCCATTAGAAAGGAAGTCCACCTCCACCCATGGGAAGAGCACCACCAGTAGCGCCGGGGAGCTCAGGCATACTAGAATCCATCATATCAGGAAGGACATCTGTAATCGCCTCCCCAGCAGCTGCTGCAATTTGATTCTTCGCATTCTCAATTAAGGCATCTTTTTGGGTATACACATATGCCCCTGCACCAACAATACCAGCGGTGCCAGCAAAGGAAAGAATTGCTAAAACGTTGATTAATTTTTGCATGATCGATAATATTTTATCTATTTAACAGTCATTGAATACACTGCCAACGGTAGAACCCACAGTGGAACCTACTCTACCACCTAAAAGTGATACCCAACCAGCTGCTAACCATCCAACATATGGGATACCAATAACAGCAGGGACACCAACACCAGCAGCGATACTACTTCCTGCCATTGCACCTTGACTCCGTGCCCCAGCGTCCGCCACGATACACTCTATGTCTTTTGCAGACTTTCCCTCGCCATCTACGGCACCTCCTAGATTTCTAGTGCCATCCATAGTGAATTGATCTTGACGCCATTCACGACGACTCTCTGTGCCACCACCAAAGAATCCTTTCTTATTTTTATCTAATGATAGAGATTTTTGAGATTCAAGTATAGCAGGATCGTTTGCTTTATATTCTATACTATAACCTTCTTTATCTGCCTCTACCTTATACGATGAATAATCACCCGCAGGAAAGTTGATGACTGGATATTCTGGTCCATTGGGTTTGATGAGATGCCCCAGAACACCAATGTGTGCTACGGCAACAACACCACCAACTCCTAATGCAGTCCATTTAAAGAAGGTCATAAGATTATACGGTAGGTTTTACAGGTGGTTCACTATCTTTTGTGGTGAACTGAATTGGTGCTTGTTCAATACGAATAGTTTGTGCAGGTGCAGTTTGTGCTGCGGCAGCAATCAATCTTTCCATATCTGCTTTACTGATACCACCATTGGAAGATCCGTTTCCATTTCCATTTCCATTCTTCTTTGCTGCCTGAACACCAAAAGTCGCAAGCACCCCGGTAAAGACACTTGCGATAAAAGTTGGATCTAGTTTTTGTTCTGGAATACCGAGTACGGGTGGTAACTGAATGTATGCCAGCGTAAGTATTCCCCCAGACCAGACAAGGATGCCAAGCCTAACAAAAGTAGAAAGAATATCAAGCTGTTCTTCTTTGTCACTTGCTGCCTCCTTCATCTTCCCAAGAATACCTTTCTTCTTGGGATCCTCTTTTTTGATTTCCTCTGGCATTTGACATAAGCAAAGTCAATCTATTTAGATAAATAACCTTCTTTAACTAGATACTCGCGTGTCAGTGGAGTAGGAGTATATACATTCCACATCTCACCAGCAGCACATGCATCTAGTGCTGCCATAGTCATACCCTCAGTATGACCTGCCCAGTATGCTTCTTTCTCCCAAGGAATCGCACCTGGTTGAAGCATATAAGTTCTTTTTACAATGTTTTGATACATAGGAGGAACTTGATCCTCAGGGAGAATAATAGCAATCAAACTATTATCAATAGTTCCTGCCATACAATCTTGTGCAGCGTGCCATCCTTCATGTCGCATCACAGACATCAGTGTGCCAGGACGACCCATGAATGTTTTGTTCAGATAGAAGTTATTACTCACAGTATGATAGACACCACGATGTCCTACTGGGAAATACTTCTCATCTGCTAGAAACACCTTAACTCCGACCCTATTGAGAGAGGTGAGCATTCTGTTGAACTCGTTAGAAACAGGAGTAAAACTAGCAGTATTGGAGTAGTTACTAGAAATATCAAGGAGAGTCGTGATTTCTTTGACATCATCTGTGCATTCTTGGAGTAACATACACCCCATTGAATGATTAGTGTAATAGTCATTCTCCTTAATAGGATCTGCCATTACGGGTGATGCTAATAGCAGTAAACTAAGAATCCATTTTTGCATAATAAGCCTCAAAATACTTTACAATTCCAAAAGAAGTTTTATGTCCCTGTGACACCCAGTCATGAGCACACTCATAGATTGATTTTGTAGAATATTTGGGAACACATCCTTCCATCGGTCCACCAAATTTTGAGAGAAGAATTTTTAATACTTCTTCTCTTAACTTCAATCGTTCTTCTTCATAACGCCAATCATCGTTCATGGAAGTTTTCCGATGCACCAATGGGGTCTAACTGTGTTGTTGTTTTACCACTCTTGGTTGCCATATCATACATCACTTCATGGATATTGTCGGGTTCTTCAACTTTCCAAGATCCACCAACACCTCCGTCCATATTTACAATGATGTTACCAGGATCTTTCATTAGTTTTTGATACTCCATTTGAGTTTCTGTTAAAATTGGTTCACTAAACCAATTGTCATAAGGTGTAATAACTGGTGCTGGATACGTCATTGCCAGTGATAGTGATAGAAATTACCTTTGGGGGAGCACATAGGATCCTCAGAAGGAACTCTATATGCAAGTTGTGATTGACCTTTGAAGTTAGTCCTGTCACCTATAATAGCAAAAGCTTTCAACATATTATCGTTGCTTTTAAGTCTTGCAACAACCTCTGGATTAGCAGCAGGTCTTTTATATAGGAACCCCTCATACTGTCCAGGTGCATACACTACATCCGCGACAGTATTAGGATACAGTGGAGATTTTACTCGATTAATAATCGATGCTGCTACACAGTATTCATCAAATGAACCAAGATGAGTTTCAACTTGAACTGTTCTGGCTAGATGATCGTAGTCAACTGCACTAAGTGCTAGAATTGTTTCCAGAATCATGATAGTCTTTACGGTAGTAGCGTCCCAGGATGTTGCTATTATAATATGCAGGGGTGCCGTCTGTCAAGCTTTCGGAAAGGACAGAATTGATGAAGAGTTGTCTTGTCTCTTCAAAATTAACTCTTCCTTTTGTGGAGTGTATGGAAATAATCTCTCGTTTATAAGCGGAGTTCCCAATCTTCTTTCGTTCTTCATTAAGTTCATCAGAGCTTCCGTAATATTTTTTCCAGTCGCTCTCACTTGTAACTCTCCGACCCCCACTTCTAGGCTTTCGTAGTTGCCAAAAGTATTTGCGGCCGATGTATTGTTTGCCTGATTGTAGATTTGTAATCCGATAGACAAAACCGAAAGACTTACCGATGTCACTAGTAGTAAACGGTTTACCCTGATACGTCCACGGGTTGTCATAAAGAACTTCTTCATTCTCAATACCTATATTCTTCAATGATATTCAAAACTTTGTCGAGATATTTATGTGCCATATCTCGATCCCCTTGCCACACTGTATCAGGTTCTTCGTATACTTCGTCTTTCAATTTAATGACGCGATTTCTCATCTCGTCCTTGGTAAGCATATTTTTAGGCATCACAGTCGATTGTTTTGATGATATTTTTCATAGTCCAACTTCATTGCTTGAAGTTGATTGGCTTGTGCTAGGGACTGGGGTCCTTCGGTAAGCAGTTGTACCTGTGATTCAGATAAGATAGCACCTTTCCAAGAGAGATACGCTTCTCTCCATGTACCTTGTTCTTCATTTTCGATTAGCATTAGAGTTGGAATCCAGTAAATGTGTTCTTTTTGACATCCTGTTTGATGCCACCGACAACATAAGATTCAACCTCAGTTTCCTGTGGAGCAACTTGGAGACCCTTAGAAGAGATCCAGTGTTGTGTCCAAGGAAGTGGATTATTCTTAGCCGCAATATCATACACAGGTTTTAGTCCAATCGATTTTAACCGACGATTGGCAATCCATTCAACATATTGATGTAAAAGTTTATCATTCAAACCAATCATGCTGCCATCTTTGAACAGATATTGTGCCCAACGCTTCTCTTCGTTGACTGCACGATCATATAAAGCGTATAACCATTCCTTCTCTTCATTATAAATCTTCTTCATATCTGGGTCATCACCCTTGGCCCAGTTATTAATAATATTCTGAGTCAATACTAGATGCTGGTTTTCATCCCTAGCGATGAGGGATATGATTTTAGCAGATCCTTCCATGAGTTTGAGCTCACCGAATGCAAATGAGCACGCGAAGCTAACATAGAATCGTATTCCTTCCAGAACGTTGACATTTGCAACTGCTCGGAAGAGTTTCCGTTTGAGTTCATACCTTTCTTGTTTAAAAGAACCGGCACCGTCAAGCGCATGTTCCCATGCGTTAGATGAACCATACTGTTGAGCGTCTTTGATAAAGAGGTTATACGCTTCTGTGACGCTCTCAGCGCGTTCTAAGATACGCTGATCTGTTAGGATGGTATCAAACACACTACTGGGGTTTGAATACACATTCTTGATGAT